AGGTGGATGAATTAATAGATTTCATGTTGTCGGAAGTGTTTAAGGATGAGCCTTATTATTTTGTACATAATGAAGGAGCGGATATCACTGGTTTGGCATCACAGTTTGACGCAGATACTACTTTTGAAGAATATATAGCAGAAAAGCATATTCATTTAGCAGCTCGTGTAAAAAGTGATAAAAGTAATGAAGAAATTGAAGTAAGCTTTATTGAAGATGAGACAGAGCGTGAGAATACTCCCACGGCGGGTTATTATGCAATGTTTGAATATACAAACGGGTTTCGCAAGGCTATATACTGGAGCAGGGAAAAGATGGAGGCTCATGCCGAAAAGTATTCACAAGGTTATAGAGCGCACAAAGGATTTACATTTTGGGAAAAGGATTTTGACGGTATGGCATACAAAACAATGCTAAGGCAGCTCATATCCAAATGGGGTATTATGTCGATTGAGATGCGTGATGTTATCACAAAGGATGATTGTATACTGCGTGAAAACAACGCTATAGAGCTTGTTGCCGATACAAACGATAACGATGCAGTTGATCAACAGAATGAACCGACAAAAGCCGAAAAGGTAACAATGGACAAGCTATGATATATGAGGTAATAGCAAGCGGAAGCAAGGGAAACGCCGTAATCATAGGAGGAAATATTTTAATTGATTGCGGTGTTTCGTTCAGGAAACTGAGTAATGTATATTTGAATCTCAGTATTGTTCTTTTGACGCATATTCACAGTGACCATTTTAATAAGCGAACAATAAAAAGGCTTGCCGGCGAACGCCCGGTATTAAGATTTGCGTGTGGCAGCTGGCTTGTTCCGGAGCTTGTAAAATGCGGTGTATCAAAACGGAATATAGATGTGGTAGAGCCGGGGAAATTGTATGATTATAAATTCTTTGAGATATGTCCGATTAAGCTATATCACGATGTTGAGAATGTAGGCTATAGAATCTTTGCAAACGGAGAAAAGGCTATATATGCGACAGACACAAGCACGCTTGCCGGAGTGGAGGCAAGAGATTACAGCTTGTATTTAATTGAAGCAAATTACACAGATGAAGATTTAAAAAAACGGCTTATAAAAAAAAGCAAAAACGGTGAATATGCGTATGAAAAAAGAGTGCCGTATACGCACTTATCAAAGCAGCAGGCGGACGACTTTATATATGCCAATGCGGGAATAAAATCAGAGGTTGTATATCTTCATAAACATGGAGGTGGCGTAAATGACGGTAACGGCTAAAATAATCGGATATGACGGGCGGAATATGGTTATAGTTCTGGACAAGCCGGTTGAGGCGGAGCTGCTGAAAAGGCAGGTCGGAAAGGTCGAAATCCGTTTAAATGACGGCAGGATGATAAAAGCAGAGCAGCGCAAAAGGGCATACGCAACTCTGCGCGATATAGCCGCATGGAGCGGACATGCTCCGGAGTTTTTGAAGGAGTGGTTCAAATATGAATACATACTCCGCACCGGCGGCGAATATTTCAGCCTTTCGGACTGTTCTGTCACTGAGGCAAGAGATTATATAAACACTTTGGTTGGGTTCTGTCTGAAGTACGGTGTGCCTGTAAACGAGCCTATGACGGAGCGGACAGACGATATAAATGCATATTTATACATGTGTCTTTTTTATCGCAAGTGTGCGGTATGCGGCAGAACTGCGGACGTACATCATGTGACGGGCTCTAAGATAGGTATGGGCGTTGACAGAAACACAGTACACAATTTAGGCAGATATGCAATAGCGCTGTGCCGTACGCATCATAATGCAGCACACACAGCGGAGCGGAAGTTCTTTGAAGATAATCATATATACGGGATTCCGCTTGATGAAACTCTATGTAAAAAATTAAATTTGAGGAGGTGACTAAATGATAAACAAGGCGATAATAATGGGCAGGCTGACGCATGAGCCGGAGCTTAGGCAGACAGGGACAGGGCACTCGGTCTGCAGCTTTAGCATAGCGGTAAATAACGGCTATGGCGAGAACCGGAGGACAGACTTTATAAACTGCGTTGCATGGAACAAAACAGCCGAATTTGTCAGCAGATATTTTACAAAAGGCAAGATGATAATTGTTATCGGGCGCATAACCACCAGAGCATGGGAGGACAAAAACGGTAAAAGGTGTTATGCAACGGATGTTGTTGCAGACGAGGTTAGCTTTGGTGAGAGCAAGGGTACAGCAAGCGAAAGCAAGCCGAGCCTAAGCGAAGCCATAGATGAAGGCTTTTTATCGGTTGAACCGGATGACGATATGCCGTTTTAAAAAGGAGGCAGTCTTATGAAAGAAAATCAGTGCGTGCGGATAGTGCGGTATATAAAGGATTTTGGAAGCATAAGCACCAAAGAAGCATTTAATGATTTGGGTATAACGCGGCTTTCGGGGCGGATATACGACCTGAAGAAAAAGGGCGTTCCCATAACGGACAGAATGGAAAAATCAAAGAACCGTTACGGTGAGGATGTAAGCTATAAACGCTATAGCATAGACATGACTCGCGGCGATGATATGACAATGGGTGAGAGTATATGAAGGAAAATCATGTAATAAAGTTTACGATTGAGCTTCCGCCGGTAACAAAAAAGAACAGTCAGCAGCTTATAGTAAACAGGATAAGCGGAAAACCGCGGATAATACCGTCAAAGAAGTACAGGGAATATGAGAGCGGCGCAGGGTGGTTTTTAAAGCCTTTGGGCATAGACTATCCTATAAACATAAAGGCGCTGTACTATATGCCGAACCGCCGCAGGGTGGATATAACCAATCTTGAATCGGCGTTGTGTGATGTATTGGTAAAGCACAGCGTTATAAAAGACGATAACTGCAAAATATTGGTATCGACAGACGGCAGCCGTGTAAGGTATGACAAGGAGCGTCCGCGCACGGAAATTTATATTACCAAAGCCGAATCGTGACACGCGGCGGCACACGGAATCGTTGTATAATTGAGAAAAACAGAAACGAGGTAACACTATGAATTATTTGAAACAACTTAAAGAGTTCAGAATTGCACGAGTAACAAACCCAATCGGCAAAAATGCCAAGCTGTTGTATTTTATCTTATTGGAAGAAGCAAACGAGGCGTTTTTTCCGGAATGGCTTTGCCTTAGCAATTCCACTCTGCAAGGATGTTCAGATCTGAATAAAACAGATATATTCCGGGCAAGGAATGAGCTTGTTCAAAAAGGATATATTGAATACCAAAAGGGTGTGAAAGGACAATCACCAAGATATAAAATTATCAGCTTTGAAAATTCTGTTTCTTCTTCTGCAGCCGATACCGAAACCGATAATGCAACCGATTTGCAACCAATCTGTAACCAATACTGCAACCAATCTGTAACCAATACTGCAACCAATACCGAAACCATATATAAACAAAACAATACAAAACAAGATAATATAAATAATAATAATATACGCGCGTATAGGCTGTATGACGAAAAGTCGGGATTCAGAACATCAACTACAGCTTGGGAGGGTATAACCGATTATCTGAACAGCGGCATGAGTGATGATGTAATATGCGCTGTAATTGAGGACGCAGCCGAAACGGCAGAAAGATTCAGCTGGCGGTATGTTGACAGCGTTCTCAGAGATAAGCAGAAAAAGGGAATCAATACCATTTCGGCGTATAAGCATGATAAAGCTGAGTGGGAGCGTTCACGCAAGAGGGACAGCTCACCCCCTGCAAATGAGCCGCAATACAAGCCGCTTGTATTGCAGATGGCGAAGTATCGGGGTGAACGGACATGAGAAATCAAATGCCGTCAAATCCGGAAGCAGAAGCGGCTGTTATCGGCAGTGTTTATCTTGATTCTGAGCTGTACCCGGAAATATCAGACATTCTGAGCCGTGATGATTTCTATGACGTGCGAAACCGTGAACTGTGGACGATTCTGGGCGAATGTATACGCAAGGGGCAATGCGACCTTGTTACTATAAGGGCGGCTATGCAGGAAAAGGGCGTGTATGACAAAATCGGCGGCATAGAGCGTGTTGTTGAGGTGGCAAACCTCACACCGTTAGGCGGAAGCGCGGTAAAGTGGGCGCGGATAGTTGAGGACTGCGGCAAGCGCAGGCGAATGATGAAGGAGTACGCGGCAGCTTATGAGCGGCTTTCCGATATGTCGAATAGCGTTGAGGATGTAAATCGCTTTGTGCAGGGAGCGGTTCTTGTGCCGAACGCTGCAAGAAAGAATACATACGGCTTTAACGAGGCATACGAAAGGTTTGCGGCAAGCTATAACGAACGCAAGAAAAACGGTTTACGGCTGCCGGGAATATCAACGGGATATGAGGTTCTCGACTACAGCATCGGCGGTTTGGAAAAGGGCAAGATGTACGTTGTCGGCGGACGTCCGGCAATGGGCAAGAGTGCGTTTATGCTTAACATGGCGTTTAAGATGGCGCGCAATGAAAAGACGATAGCTATATTCAGCCTTGAAATGAGTGCGGAGCAGATAGTACAGCGTATCAGTGCACTGGGCGCTGGGATAGACAGTCAGTGGATAAGGCAGGCGAAGCTGAGTGAAAAGGATATTACGTTCATCCGAAAGACACGTGATGCGGTAAATGACAACATCATCATAAACGACAGTACCGCTCAGACAATAAACGGGATAATGACCGAGTGCATGAACATCAATACCCGGCTGAACTCCGCAGGAAAGCGGATAGACTGTGTATTTATCGACCATATGCAGCTTATGCAGGCAGACGGGCGGTATACTGACCGCCGAACTCAGATAGGCGAAATCAGCAGAGGGTGTAAGATTCTTGCAGGTCAGCTTGGCTGTCCTGTGGTGATTGCGTCACAGCTGTCAAGAGAACTGCGAAACCGCGGCAGCAAGAGACCGCAGCTTACCGATTTGAGAGAATCGGGGGATATAGAACAGGATGCGGATGTTGTACTGCTTCTGCACCGCGAGGGGTATTATCATCAGGGCGAAGATGACTGGAACGGCAACCCCAATAAGGCTGAGGCTATAGTAGCAAAAAACCGTGAGGGTTCAATCGGAACGGTATTTTATAACTGGATTCCGGAACAGACAAAGTTCACAGAATACGGATGGGACAAGCAAGGAGTGTAGATATGGAAAGGGAAATATACGTTACCAAAAGGCGTAAAGCCAAGCGTGAGATTACGCCGGCAATAACCGCAGCGATATGCGGTGATGTGGTTAGGCATGGAAAGAAATACAAAACGGTTGAGGAACTGTTTAAGGAGCAGAAAACGGCGGAGTGCTTCGGCATGACGCTTGAAGAAGTCATACAGGTTTATGAGGACTGCAGGGAAAACGGCAGGCTTGATAGTATAAGGCGGTTTATCTGCAATGATGAGGGCAGCTTAACCAAGCCGTACCGAGGCGGACGAAAGAGCAGAAATCACATAGTAGCATGTGACTGGAACGGGGAGTTATGAAGAATGAAATACATAAACGCTGATGAACTGCTGCAGCGGCTGAGAGGCAAATTTGACATGCGGCAGCTGCGGCTTATTAAAAAGGCTATAGCCGAATGTGAGAAAACAGATATTGAAGAAAATAAATAAAAAAGGAGTAGAAAATCATGACAAATTATGTAGGCAAGAAAGTATTGGTAAGAGGTATTCAGAGCGGAGTTTATTTTGGTGAATTGGTTTCACAGGATAAACAAGAGGTTGAAATGAAAAATGTTCGTAACTTATGGCGTTGGAGCGGTGCGAATACA